TGGGTCGGATCGCCGGGGCTCAGCCGATCCATGATCTCGCGCATGTAGGGCGTGCGGTCCGTGCGATAACGCCCCGGCTCGGCGCTTGCGCGGGTCCCCAGCCGGCGATGGCGGTCCGCCCATTGCGAGACCGTCAGGTCGGGATCGGGCCGGATGCCGCTCCGCCAGGCCCGAAGAATCCCCTCCGCCCCGTCGAATTCCTCCGCACCGTCATCCGAGCCTCGGCCGAACCTCGGCGAGGCTGTCGAGTTGGGCGCGGACATGGGTTTCGAGCAGTCTCTGGATCAGCGCGGTCGTGACCGCCGGTTGTGCATTTGCGTTTTCGGCATCCGCAGCCTGTGCGAGCGCCAATGCCAGTTCGGCTGCCAGCGGCGCCGCCACCCGCGCCGGCCAGTTCACCCACGCGTCGCGTTCCTCGCGCGCGAGGCGGAACACGAGCGTTTCCGCTCGGGCGCGGTCGACAAGCTCACCCTTGAGCTTTTGCAGCCGGATGCGCCGCTCCTGCGCCTTCAGCACCTCATGCGCGGTCTTTGCCTGCAGGAAGGTCGTGCCGCCGCCGGTCGCTGGGGCAGCAAGCCCCTGTTCGCGCAGCGTGTCGCCAACCGCCGACACCGCCGCTTCGGGGACGGGCTTCAGCTTCTGCGCCTTCCTCGTCTTCGACGGGTCGGTCGTCTCGGCCCTAAGCCTGTCGGACGCATCCGCGTCGATGCTGCCATCCTCGTGCAGGACGAGCCTTCCGGCCGCCTTCGCCTTCTGGATCGCGCCGCGCGAGAGGCCCACGCGGGCGGCATACTGGCGCTCGCTCATGCCCCGCATGACGGGCTCCGATTATCATTCAAACTCAGGTGCTTATCGAGTTGATAAGCCGGGCGCCTCGAGCGAACGTCCGATCACAAGGACGATGCAACTCACCCGAAGCCAGCCATGACCCGCCTGAACCCCGAGACCACACCCCGCCACGAACTCCGCGCCGAAAGGGCACGCCGCAACCGCGACGCTGCGCTCGCCGCCTTCGTGTCGCGCAAGGCCGAAATCGACGAGATGCTCGCCCGGCTGCAGGCGCTCCGCGACGACCATTTCAACGCAAGCCCCGACGACGTGAACTGGAGCCATGTCGGCAGTCTCGGGCACGTCGCCGAGCGGCTGCGCGAGCTCTGCGCCTTCGCCTTCGGCGAGGGCGAACACGCCGAGTGATCTCCGGCCCAGCCGGAACTCCCGCCGCGCCGATGCGCGGCTTGGGGTCGTGGAAGGGTCGCGATGGTCGCGGCCCCGATGAAGGAGACCCCGGATGACCAAGCTTTCCGACGCCCAACTCGTGATCCTTAGCGCCGCCGCGCAGCGCGACGACCGCAACGTCCTGCCGCTTCCCGGCAGCTTGCGCGGAGGCGCCGCACAGAAGGTAATCGGCGCATTGCTGAAGCGCGGGTTGATCGCCGAGACGGTGACGGACCAACTCGCGAAGGCCGATCCCGCCCTGAACCGCATCTGGCGCAACGACGAGGACGGTTGCGCCATCCTCCTGCACATCACCGACGCGGGGCTCGCCGCCATCGGCTTCGAGCCGCAGCAACCGGTTCCTGACCCCGCACCCAAAACTCGCAAACCGCGTACGGGCACCAAGCAGGCGAAGCTGATCGAGATGCTCCGCGCTGAGGGTGGCGCGACCATCGACGAGATCGTTGCCGCCACGGGATGGCAGTCGCACACTGTGAGAGGCGCCATGTCCGGCGCGCTGAAGAAGAAGTTGGGCCTGACGATCGCTTCCGAGAAGGTCGAGGGGCGCGGGCGGGTCTATCGCATCGCCAGCGATTGATACCCGGTCCATTCTGTAGCCGCCGCCCCGAGCGGGCGGCGGTGCCTATTTCGCACCACGTATCCGCAGCGCCTCGAACAACCGGCGCAGGAGGTAGCCGCGCGCCAGCGAGACGCCGACGAAAGCGAGACCGATGGTGAGATGCTCAGCCAGCCCAGTCTCGATCCCGAACCACGGGAACACGACGATCTGAGTGGCGATGGCCAGAACATAGCCGACGGCGACATTGGCGATGGCTTCGACCAGCGACATGGTGCGGCTCTGTTTCATGCCACGTCCTCATCCGTCGGCCAGCAATTCAGCCGCCAAAGTTCGAAGCGCATGCGCCGCAACCAAGGGGACCACCCCGTTGCCACAGAGCCGAAGGCGGTCCACCCGGTGGGCCAGCCCATCAGCGCCTCGACGAACAGCGGGTTCAAGGTCCGGCGCTGCCTTGAGGTATCGCTCCCAGCCTTCGGCGTCATCAGGACCTGGCGGCCAAGCAGGCCATTCACCGGCGTGTTCGCCAGCGTCGTCGCCCCGTCCTTGTGGTCCCGCGCCGTCGGCGTCATCCACATCCGGCTCACGCCGGTCAGGCCGGCCGCCTTGCGCTTGCCCGCGCTCGGCTTGTTCCCGTCGCTCGCCATCGGCGTCGGCCAGCGGGCGAGCATCTCGATCCGGTTTCCACCGCTCGAGCGGGTCCCGGAGCAGGCGCGCGGGGTCGGCCAGCTGGTCGCGCTCGCGGTGGGCGAGGATGAAGAGCCGTTCGCGCTTGTGCGGCGCACCGACTTCCGCCGCCGTGAAGAGGCCCGCCGCAGTTCTGTAGCCCATGCCGACCAGTCCGCTTGCGACTTCGGGGAAGCCGAGGCGGAGATGATGGGCGACGTTCTCGAGGAAGACGAAGGGCGGCACGACTTCGCCGATGATGCGGGCGACATGCGGCCAGAGGTGGCGCGGGTCGTCCGAGCCCCGGCGCTTGCCCGCCACGCTGAACGGCTGGCACGGATAGCCCGCAGTGACGATGTCCACAGCATTGCGCCACGGGCGGCCGTCGAAGGTGGCAACGTCGTCCCAGACAGGCGCGCAATCCAGGGCCGCGTCTTCCATCCGCGCCACGAGGATGGCCGCGGCGTAGGCGTCCCGCTCGACGTAACCCACAGCGCGATATCCGGGGAGCGCGAGATGCAGCCCGAGCTCGAGCCCGCCGGCCCCGGAGCAGAGCGAGAGGCCAAACAGGTCTCCGGCTCCGGCAGGCAGGCCGGAGGAAGGTAGAGCCAGGTCATGCATTGCCTCAGGCTGCGGGCGTGGTCTCGGAATGGGCGGTGGCGGCTTCCTGGCCCAGCCGCTCGGCCTTCACCTGCGCGAAGGTCTTGCCATCTCCATCGAGGATCGCGTGCCGGCCGGTCTCAACCTGCCAGCGCTCCACGGCGACATCGACATAGGCCGGGCTGATCTCCATGGCGTAGACGCGGCGGCCGTTCGCCTCCCCGGCCATGATCTGCGAGCCGGAGCCGGAAAACGGCTCGTAGCAGAGCCCGCCACGCGCCACGTGCTGGCGCATCGGAATGCCGAACGCATCGAGTGGTTTCGGCGTCGGATGGTCGGGCCGCTCGTCCTTGGCGAAGGACGGCATCTCCCAGGTCGAGGGCAGCGTCTCCTCGGCCACCTTCGGCGGGCGGTGCGGCCGGCGCCAGCCCATGAAGCAGGGCTCGTGCTTCCACAGGTAATGCGACCGGGTCAGAACCCCGCGGTCCTTCACCCAGATGATCTGCTGGTGAACGAAGGCGCCGGCCTTCTCCCAGCAGGCTTCCAGCATCGCCTGGCGGCGGGAGGCGTGCCAGCAATACCAGGCGGCATCCTCGGTGATCGCCTCGGCGACGGCGGCGGCGATGAAGCCGTCGTAGAGCTCCGCGCCTTGCGAACTGTCGTCCCAGGTGACGCCATAGCTGTGGCTCCAATCCTTGTTCCGCGTCGGGTGGTTGGAGCCGTCGTAATCCACCAGATACGGCGGGTCGGTCGCGAACAGCACCGCGCGCTCGCCGTTCATCAGGCGGCGGACGTCCTCATGGTTCGTGCTGTCGCCGCAGAGTAGGCGCTGGTCGCCAAGGATCCACAGATCGCCGGTGCGGGACGCCGGATTGCGCGGGGGCTCCGGGATGGTTACCGGAGGCACGGAGCCCCCGGTACCACCTTCTTCTTCGCCGCCCCCGTCAGGATCGAAAGTCAGCAGCTTGTCGAGTTCGCCGTCCGAGAAGCCGACCAGCGACAGGTCGTAATCGTCCGCCAGCAGATCCTGCAACTCGGCCGAAAGGAGTGCCTCGTCCCATGGCGATTCAGCCAGTCGATTGTCCGCAATCCGGTAGGCCCGCCGCTGCGCCTCGCTCAGGTGGCCGAGCACGATCACCGGTGCCTCGGTCAACCCGAGCTGCGTCGCGGCCAGCACCCGGCCGTGGCCCGCGATCAGTTCGCCGTCCTCGCCAACAAGACAGGGCACGGTCCAGCCGAACTCGGCCATGCTGGCGGCGATCTTCGCGACCTGGTCGGCCCCGTGCACCTTCGCGTTCTTCGCGTAGGGCTGGAGCCTGGACAGCGGCCACATCTCGATCCGCTCGGGTGCGAAGCTCAGAGTCATGGGCAGTGTTCCGTGAATGTGGTGGATCCCAGCGCGGTGGATTCCAGATGCCGCGCTGGACTCCTCGCGGGGTCCAGCGGCATCCGGGGGTATCCGGCCGGAAGGCCAGTGTTTATTGGGGTTTGCGCGGGGTTTTCATGGATCCGGATTCCGGGTGGCTTCCCAAAAATCCGGCCCTGTCGCTGGCGAAATCCCGCGCCAAGCCCGCCAGCATACGTAATCGGCCCAGAAGGAACCATTGAATTCAAAGGGTTAGCGGATTGGACCCCGCTGGTCCCCTTGGTGGACTCTCGGAAGCCAGCAGCACGGGCCGTCCCGCGCGCGCCTCTCCCGAGCATACCCGGTTTCTACCCTCATTCCGGAAATCTGTAAGGCCTTGCGATGTACACCGGAAAATTTCCTCACAGGACGATTTTCCTTGACAGGCGGTCGGCATTCTCGACGACGAAGCGCTGTGAGCGTCGGCGTGGCGGAACACGCCCGTTAAGACGCCAGACGATCAGGGCGATCCCGTACTGCCAGCGTTTGGTGGCGGCGGTGCGTGACAGGCCGAATTGCCAGCAGATCGGTTTCCATGGCTTGCGGTTCGCCCTCAGCCACACGATCCGCGCGTCGTCCTTCTGCAGCCAGCGCAGCCAGAGCATCGCCTCCTCGGCGTCGGTGATCATGCGCGGGCTCGGCAACGGCCGGCGCATCTGCGGCTCCTGGCCGACCTGGTCGGCGAAGCTGTGGAAATACTCCGGCCACGCGTTGAAATACCCCTGCGGCTTCACGGCCGGCATCTGCGCGAACACGTCGGCGGCCAGTTCCAGCCGGTCCTGCACCCGGGCCATCGTCCAGTCAGTCATGTCGCTCCTCCCGCTTGCCATAAAGTTTCTCGCCGAGTTGCCGCACCAGTTCCCGCTCGGGCCAGGTCAACCGCTCATCTTCCACCGACACCGCCAGCAGGCCTTGCTCCCGCCAGCCGTCGCGCTTGACCTCGTCAGGGTCGCGTCGCCGCCCGCCATAGCCCGGCGGGGTGAAGCGCATGGTCCTCATGCCAGCCCTCCTTTGGTCTCGATCGCCCACATGAGGATCGCGATGGCATCGGCCTCGTTGTCGTCTGCCGGGCTGAAGCCCCGGGCGCGGGCGGCGTCGATCATGGCGTGCTTCGGCGCATTGCCCTTGCCGGTGGCGTGGCGCTTGATGGTGCCCACCGGGACGCCCTCGTAAGGCACGCCACGTAGTTCAGCCCATGCGGTCAGGGTGGCCATGAGCCCGCCGTAGACATGGGCCGCGTCGGTGCCCACATGGCGACGGACTTCCTCGAACCAGATCGCCTCCACCGGCCCGGATAGCCGATCGATCTCGCTCAGCCAGTTGGTGAAGCGCAGATACCGCATGCC